CCCCTTCTTCCGTGAGGAGTGGTCCGACGCCGCCGCTGATCGCCGAGCTGAGAAACGCACCATGACCGCCGTGATGGACGCGATCATCGCTGCGGGTCTCCCCCCGGAGCAGGAGCGCATCCTGCAGCTGAACCTCAGGGCTCGCGGTCTCGGTGTTGAGCCGCAGGAGCCCACTGATGCGGGTAGCTGATCCCGGTGCCAGGCTCGCCGCCCTGGATCTGCTGCAGCTCGGGGCGCAGCCGGAGCTGGTGGACATCAGCCACTACATCAGCAGCCTCAGTGCCACCCTCAGCGACCCGCAGCGCAGCGTCTACGACAACCCCGCCCGGTTCAAGTACCTGATGGCCGGCAGGCGGTTCGGGAAGACCTTTTTGTCGATCACCCGCCTGCTGACCTGGGCCCTGGCCACCCCCGGTGGGTTGTTCTACTACGTGACCGCCACCTATCGCATGGCGAAGCAGATCGCCTGGGTGGACCTTAAGCGCACCGTGCCTCCGGCGGCCCTGGCCAGCAAGAACGAGGGGGAGCTGTCGATCGAGCTGATCAACGGCGCCAGGATCTACCTTAAGGGCGCCGAGGATCCCGACCGGTTGCGCGGCGTGAGCCTCTCCGGCTGCGTGGTCGATGAGGCCGCCTACGTGCGGCAGGACGCGTGGACGATGGTCCTGCGGCCGGCCCTGAGCGATCAGCAGGGCCCGGCCTGGTTTATCACAACCCCCGCCGGTGAGAACTGGTTTACTGATGCCCTGCGGGCTGCCGAGACCGGGGAGGACCCAGAGGGCAGCGGCTTCCGCTTCACCACCGCCGACGGCGGCCGGGTTGCGCAAGCTGAAATCGAGGCCGCCCGCCGAACCCTGGGGCCAGACCTGTTCGCGCAGGAGTACCTGGCCGAGGTGGTGGACCTGCGCGGTGCCGCCATCTTCCGCCGCGAGTGGTTCAGCTACTACGACCCGGCTGAGCTGCCGCCGCTGGCCTCCCAGCGGGTCCTGTGCAGCGTTGACGCCAACTTTAAGGAGGGCAAGAGCAACGACTATGTGGGCATCACCGTCTGGGGCTGCAGCAGCAGCCGGATGCACCTGCTGTCGGCCGCGAACCAGAAGATCGGCTATGTGGACACCCTGGCCCTGATCCGCACGCTTTGGGACCGCTGGCAGTTCCGTGAGCTCCTGATCGAGGACAAGGCCAACGGCAGCGCGATCATTGACCAGCTCAAGCGCGAAGCCGCCGGCTACCAGATCGTGCAGGTCAACCCCCTCGGCGGGAAGGCGGCCCGGGGCAACGCCGCTGCCCCCAGCTATGAGCAGGGCCTGATCTGGCATCCGCAGGCCGCGCCCTGGTTGCGGGCCGTGGAGGAGCAGCTGCTGTCGCTCGGCGTGCGGGATGACGGGCACGACGACCTGGCTGATTCCGTGACCCAGGCCGTCAACTACGTCGCCGGCACCGGCCCTATGCGCGTCTCGACGGTCCACTACGGCCGGGGTCTGGAGGCTGCGCCGGCTGACCCCTTCGAGCGCTTCGCTGACCAGCAGCAGCGCCTGAGCACCGCCGCCACGGCGGCCCGCAACCGCCGCCTCTCCTGATCCCATGCCCACCACCACCACCGCTGAGCCCGGAAACATGGCGCCGTGTGCGACCACCGGCGATGAACCAGCAGCCCCTGTCCGAGTGCTACCTGAGGCTGGCGGAGGTGAGCCAGGAGGAGCTGAAGGGCCGCCCGATCGCGGGGCACTGGCGGGAGCGGAGCGGGATGCTGGAGGGGTGCCGGTACGGCGGGGCGTGGCATCCACTGCGGGGCGCCGAGCGCGGACCCGGCGGAACGCTGCTGGTCGGCGGGATGATCCTGGTTCCGGAGGGCTGAGCAGCGAGGAGCTCAAGCGCTACCCGCCCACCGCCGAGTCGGAGGCCCTCGTCACCGCGAACCTGAAGCTGGCGCGCAAGGTGGCCTGGGGCTACTTCAGGAAAACGGGCGGGGCCGTGGCCTACGACGACCTCGAAGCGCTGGCCTTCGTGGGGCTGATCAAGGGCTGCCGGCGCTTCGATCCCGCCCGCGGCTGCAAGCTCTCAACGATCGCCTACCCGTTCATTCACGGCGAGATCCTGCACTTCTTCCGCGACAGCGCCTACACCATCCGCTTCCCGATGCGCTGGCGCGAGATATGGGGGCGGGCCCGGGCGCTGCTGGCCGACCCGGACATGACCCCGGAAGCGGTGGCGGAAGCCTGCGGGCTGAGCGGGCCCGATGAACTGGCCGAGATGCTGGCCGCGATGACCGGCACCAGTGAGCTGAACGACGAGACCCAGGGCCGGCACGTGGATGCCGAGCAGGAGATCGACCTGATCGGCGCTGTCCTGCCCCTGGTGGAGCGCGCTTGGGACAACCTCCGCCCCTGCGATGCCGGCCTGATCGCTGCCTGGTGGGAGGCCCCGCGCCGCAAGCCGTTTCCCACCCTGGCGATGCGGCAGCTGCTGGGCCGTGTCCGGCGCCTGCTGGACGGGGTGCCGCTGGCGGAGTACCGGCAGCGCTCCCTGCCGCTGCTGGTGGCGAAGGCCGCCGAGGTGCAGGCCAGCGAGACCGCCAAGGCCCCGCGCCGCCCCCGCGGCCGCAGCCTGGCGCAACTGACTGCAGCGGCTGAACAGATGGGGTTTGCGGATCTGCTGGCCTGAGGCCGGAAACCTCAATCAGCAGGCAGCGCGAGAGCTAGGTGGCGGTCCGCATTGACGACCCAACGGATGACCCGAAGCTCCCCAGCTATCGGCATCCGGTGCTGCGCGAGATCGACGCGGATCTGAAGGTTGCGGGCGACTGCTGGGATGCCCTGCGGGGCGCGATCGCCTCCTACCTGCCGAAGGAGCCCGGCGAACCTGACGACGCCTACAAGGCCAGGACCGGCCGGGCCGTCTATCGACCCGTCTACCGCCAGGCGATCGAGGGATTCACGGGCGTCCTGACCCGCTATCAGCTGGCCGACCCACCGGAGACGTGGGAGCAGTTCGCCGACGACATCGACCTGGAGGGCAACGATCACCGCGCGTTCTGGGCTGCTGCCGATGCCCTGGCCCTGCGGGATGGGGGCTGCCTGATCACCGTCGAGATGCCGCCGGGAGAGGCCGCCACTCGGGCCGAGGAGCTGGCCCAGGGCCGCCGCCCCTACCTGACGCTGCATCAGCGCTCCCACGTCCTGAACTGGCGCCTGGCCACCGTCAACGGTGTGGAGGTGCCGCAGCAGGCCACGGTCCTGGAGCTGGCCGAGGTGGATGACGAGGCCTACGGGGTCAAGACCCAGGCCCGCTACCGCATCCACGGCCCCGGGGTCTGGCGGCTGGTGACGATCGACCGGGCCAGCAACGGCGAGGCTGTGGTCCGGGAGCTGGAGCAGGGCACCTACCTCGATGCCGCCCGCAACCCCCTGCCGTTCCCGCCGCTGATCTGGTACTCGGCCGAGATGGTGGGCTTCGGCAAGGGGCACCTGCCCCTGCGGCAGCTGGCGCTGATGTCGATCGAGCACCTGCAGAAGCGCAGCGACCTGGCGGAGAAGACTCACAAGTGCGCCATGCCGGTTCCCGTCCGCACCGGCGTAGCCCCCGACGCCCCCGGCAGCCGCGCCAAGCCGCTGGTGCTGGGGCCGAACACCGTCGTGGACCTGCCGCCCGGTGGAACGTTCCGCTTCGAGGAGCCGTCAGCCTCAAGCCTGGCGGAACAGCGGACGCAGATCACCGAGCTGGAAGAGGCCATGCGTCAGGCGACGATCAGCTTCCTGCAGGGCAGCAGCGCCAAGACGGCTACGCAGGCGGGGCTGGAGGCGACGCAGGCCCAGGCCAGCATCGCCAACCTGGCGCGGCAGAAGAACAGCGCCATGCAACGGGCCATGGCGATCTGGGCTCTGTTCACCGGCGATCGACTGGAGGAGGGCGCCGGCATCGTGATGAGCCCCACCATCTACGACCGGCCGCTGGAGGCCGCTGACGTGGCTCAGCTCGCGGCCATGGATGCCAACACGCAGATCAGCCGGCGCAGCTTCGTCGAGGAGCTGATCAAGGGTGGCCGGCTCACCACCGTCAGCAGCGCGGAGGAGGAGCTGGAGCGGCTGGCCGAGGAGTCCCGGCAGCTGCAGCAGGACACGGAGGAGCAGGCCCCGCCGGTGCCGGGCGGTGAAGACCTGGCCGAGGAGGACATCGACCTACCCGGCAGCGATCAGGTGACCGCTCAGCTGGCGGACGACTGATCGGCCCCGGGGAGGTTGCTGCAGCGCTGGATGCTGTCGGTGGCCCCGTCGATGAAGGCCCGCCGCTTCTCCCAGGCGTCGCCCCCCTCCATGCCCCGGAGTGGGTTCTGGCGGCGGGGATCCTTCACGACGTTGCAGACCAGGCCCGCGAGATCGAGGTCTGATCCCGGCTTGCCGGTGGCCCAGTAGTGGAGCCCGTTCAACCATCGGGCGCCGCAGCGCTCGCATTGCCGGCAGCTCATGGGGGCGAGCGCAGAGGTTGCGACAGGTTGCCGGGGATCGCTGCCGGCTGGGGGATCAGCAGGCGGAGGTTGGCGTAGTCGTAGAAGTCGGTGGCCACGGAAAGGATGCAGTGTTAACGGTTTGCCAG